ATTGCGTTGAAGGTCAGTCTCCATTAGCGAATCGATAATAGCATCAAACTGGAAAAGGTGATCTTCCAATTCAAAGAATAGGCATTCGTCTATACGTAAAGTTACTTGTAATGAGTCCACTTTGCACCCCGAACTGTAGTTGGTTGGGGCATTGTAGCGGGTTTTTAACGGAAATGTAAACTAATTAAGGTCTTGAGCTGCGACAGCAAATAAAGCTGTAACAACGAATGCGATCATGTACAGGATCATGTACAGATACTCCCATGCTGGTGAATGAGGCGGCATTCTAAAGACTATGGGTTATGTTTTGAAATGATTGTTTTTGATGGATTGAATACCACTTATGATATACCGGACTTTAGGTACTGAAATACATACTGGAGTATGCATTCTAATAGGTAGTTTAGGCTTTTATTGATATTGGTATTGAAGATACTTAGAAATACAAAGTAATAAACTAATAGCCCGTAGCGGCTCCCCAGTGGGCTAGTCTGGGTCAAAAGGTACTAAGGAGAACCTTGGCCTAAGTGATCCGTTTATGCCACCAGTGGATCAGGCTGGCAGGAGGCGCGTTATGGACGCTGGCTAAAAGATTATAACCTCATACGCTATAAAACCAAATAAAGCGAAATATACAACAGCAAAATAGAGCCGTTTAATAGTTATTGTCTCATTTAGCCAGTCATTTAACTTAGCCCAGTGATCACTTTTCTGCGCCTTCTTAATGGCTTTGTCCGCACTTTTATGCGCCTCATCAATAAAATCTTTCAAGCTGCTCATTCCTTACCCTCTTTTTTACGCTGCTCATAGCGTTCGTTTGCGTCTCCAATCATAAGCCACGCCCCTCTAAACAAAACAGCGGCAAACAATCCAAATATAACAGATAGTATTATTTCCATTACTGCCCCCTCTCATAGCCAGCGAAAGGTTCTGGCTGGATATTGTGAACCCTATCATAAGACTCCTGCACTAAGTCCCGCAGTTTATTCTCTAGAGCAAGGTAAATGTCATCCCTGATTATGGCTGATATAGATTGAGAGCCTGAATTTAAGTACAGCTCATGCAGGAAATCTTCGCCATTTACAATACAAGGCGGGAAGCAGTCATCCCACCATGACGGCATACAGATCAAAAAGTGGTAGCAGATATGATCCTTGTGGCCATCGCTCAGATCAATTAGGTCACCCTCCCAGTTACGGTACTCTGGGAATAACCCGCTTACAATATCATCAAGGCGATCTTGAAACTTTAAAATACTCATTAGCACACCCCCAGATTGATACAGTCGTTATAACCCATAGTTGATACGGTGACATACATAACAAATAAGAGAGCGCCTAAAGCTGCAAACTGGCGGCTCTCAGCGCGTTTCTTGCGAGCTATCTCGTTTTTAACTTGATCGATTTTGTACGGATGGTTAATCATTTTGTTTAAACCTTGTTTAATTGATTGAGGTGTAACTATGCGCCCTTTCTTCCCTAAAGTAAACCCTTTTGCTTATAATATTGTGGAATAAACAGACCTTTCTTATAGCTTTTTCGCCTATATAGCGAAAATATGTACATATATACGCAAAAATACGACATGTCAGGGCGTTATGTTTACATCTCACCTATGCGCCATTCCTCGTCTTTTATCTGCTCTTTAAGTTGTCGGGCAAACTGAATAACTTCCTCGCGGTTAAACTTAGGCGATGCTCTCCATGCTAACCTCTGCATTGCCCTGATGCGTCTAGCGCCGTAGGTGTCTTCCATATAGATTCGGTAGGCTTCCTGTATCTTGGTGGTCTTCATGCCATACAGGTTACAGGCGGGGCATTGGGGGTGAATGTTCTCTTCAAACAGCTTAAAGACTAAATTCCTGCGGCCATAGAAGTGACCGCCCTGCATGTTCTTGTAGTGGTCTACCTTTCCACACGTTACGCACTGGCAGTAACCGTTATCATCTGATGCCTTTAGCCTTACAAGCCGCTGTAGTAGCTTTGCGGCTTTATCAACCTCTTGGGCTGTTGTAGATTTCTTCCTCTTCGCCACTTAGCGCACCCTCAATTAAAAAGTCACAGTAATGTTTTATCTTCCGCAAGTCTTCTACGCCGCCCTTTTCTCGCCAACGAGTAATGTACTTTACGATAGACCCTTCACAGAATCCTAACTCATTAGCCATTATATATTCTATAGGCTGATGCTTCTTGCTGCTGTAGTGGTCTCCGCCCACTTGATTATTTAGTGCTGTCAATGCTGTGTCTCCTCGAAGGGTATAGTGATCTCATCAGGGCTGCCAAGATTGCAACGCTCGCATATCCCATAAGCGTGGTCATCAGCACCAAGGAAATAATACAAAGGGTAACCGCATTCACAATGCTGCTTAACAAGCGGTATGCCAGCAGGTGGAAAGTTAATAACATTATTCATTAATTCCTCCAAAAGTAATTTTAACCCGCGAGTCTTCGCCATATTCTTTATGGTAAACAACGCTAGTCATTGATCTCTCAGCCCCATAGCCTGAGTCTGAATGCCATTGATCTGTAGCGGTAAGACTGCCCCAGTGTTCAAAGTGCATCGAGCCAACTTCACGAGATGTATGGTGGTGGATATGCCCTAGATGGCAATAACGGTTTTTAGACTGCGACCACTCATTATCTAGATTCTTAATAACAGTTTGTAGAATCTGCTCGTGCTTCATCCGATCCCCATGATGGAATACGAATAAATTGTTGTGCCACTGGAAATGTATAAACTTCGAATAATTAGGCAGGACGCTTACCCTTGGCTCTTCGGCGTAGAGTAATTCCAAACAGCTTGAAAGATGGCAAGCCATATCAGAATCATGGTTGCCGCGCACGTTAATTACGACAACTTCTTTATGAGTTTCCAGCATCTTGTTGATCAGAACCTGAAACAACCTGCCAGCCAGTTTAAACGTCTTTCCTATGCGGGTATCTACATCAACCGGCGTACCCTTGGTTGTGGTGTTGAAGCTACTGTCGGCGTGAAAAAAATCACCTACATTTAGCAGAACTCCAACCTCTGCATTACCTACCCTGTTTGTGAGCCGGTCAGTCGCATCAATTAAAACCTTGGTTGCTATCTTTACATCCCAGTCATCGTCATCAACTTTCGTTTCTGAATCTGCAAGCATCCCGAAGTGATGATCACCGATCATATACATGGCTAGATAATCAGCGTTTACTTTTGCAGGCTCTTTAACTGGCTTCTTAAAGCCCTTTAAATCGTCTTTAACGCCGTCAATCAATAGGTCTAGGCGCTCTTTAAGGCTTTTCTTTTCAGGCTCTTGTATAACCCATTGTAGGGCCACAGAACCATCCTCTTTGTAAGCGGTGCTGATCCGCTTGGCTTCAAACCCTGCTGCGGTCTGTCGCGTTAAATCTCTATGAGGTGATACGCCTTGTGATGCTGCTTTCCTTTCTAACGACTGGATCATCTTGTCTATGGTTTGCCTAGCACAGCCTATATTTTTTGCTGCTTGCATATGACTTCCATATTGTACAACCGCATCTAAAACTTCATGGTGTCTATCTGTTGTTGCAAATTCCTTTAATATCCGTGGGTCGACCTTATCCATACTATTTTTCCTGTTTAGCCTTCAACCTTTGGTACTCACTATCCTCTGGAACGGTTAGCAGTACCCCGTTATCTACAGCCCAATGATACACTTGATCCATAAAATTAACCATTTCGCCTTTTTTTAAGCTACCGCTAGACTTCACCTGCCCTTCAATAGATGTCTTTCCGATCTTAATATCGTAAGTACCCAAGAACCTTTGTTTCATCATCATCTTTAGGTTGTCTTTGGTTGCGGTAGGAATCTTCTTAATAAAGTGTTCTGACATTTGCCCACACCAAACATGAAACAGGGCGTTCTGGCTTAGACTTCTAGGGTCTTGGTATTGCTCCATCTTTAAAACTAAAGGACTGGAATAATCCCAGCCCTCTATCCGTTTAAGCAGGAAAGGTAGCCGCTTTTCTATTTCCGACCTGCTGTTGATTTGCACGAAGTCCCCTTGGCTCATAATGCCACCCTCAACCATTTGCCTGATAATTGCTGGCTTCGAGTTTCTAGCTTATCAGAGCCTCTAGATCGCTTCATATAATCCGAAGGCTTCTTGCCCCTATCACCAACCCTGTAGAGATCACGATCAGTGCAGTGTGGCTTACCGTACAGCCTACCCTTAATCGTTGCCTTGCTAACATTAACGGCTTCGGCTAACTGCTTGTATGTGTACGCTTTACCGTACTCTAGCTGGGATGTATGACAACCGCAAAAGCGGTCAGGGCATTCTCTACAAGAAGGATGCTTTAGATATTGAACCAGCCTTGGTTTATTAACGGCTCCCATACTTTAACTCCCCATCGTAATAAAACCCACGTTGTGCAAGATAATACTGCTTCATTTCCCGCTGCTGCTCTGGAGGTAGCCAAGTAATATCGGTTAGGCTTTCATCAAGCGTTCTAGCTCTTATGCTATCGGCCTTCTTATAGCTCTTAGCAATCGGTGAGCTACCGCCTTGATTCTGCGCCCTAGATAGCCAGCTATTAACAAAGCGTTTAATTCCTGCCTTAGTTTTGCGCTTAGTAGGGTTAGCGTCTAGCCATGATTCCATAGCCATCAGTTCTTGATCTACGTTAACTGCTGGGTAAGCCCTACCCCATTGGATGATATCAGCCTGTTCTGGTTGCCAATCTTCTTTAGTGTTTAATAACATTTTATTCCCCGAATGTAAGTTGATACAAATGTGTCTCTATATTGTTAAACAATGATTCCATCTTTTCCAGCTCGTTATATTTCTTTTTCCCGCCATCTTCTCGCTCAATAAGGCCATCAGAATTATCGCCCTTTCTCTTTATCTGACAGGTAGACCAGTAATCAGACTTCCTACACCAGCCCATAAACTGGACTTTAGAAGCAAGCTCCTTGCCCTTTGGAATCAAAACACTGGCAAAGACGTAATAATGGCAAGGGTAATCTTTTTGGTAAAGGTTGACATGGGTATCATAATCAGGACGGCAATCAACGGTTCTTTGTTTAGCTTTTAAATCAATAGTTGCTTTGCCAATCTTAAAGTCAAAATGGTAGCTGGTTGACGCTGTGTAATCATGCTCAAGGCAGCGACTATCTAAAATTTCTTTAAACAATAATTCCGCTAAATTTCCAGCGTATTGCCCAGAGCCTTTTTCAAGCATTGTTTTCCCGTTAAAAGCCTTGTTTGTAGCCATCGACATCGCTTTCTTGTGATGCGATTCATTAGGTATTAATAACATAAGGTTTCCTATGGCTCGGCAAGCCTCGCCCGATAAAGTTAGTAAATATGTTTCTTATAATTTTCTTTTGTTACTTTTAGAAACACTTTATTTAAGATGATTTAACCCTTTTACGACTGTTTCTCGTAAATTATTCGATCTAAGGGCTAATGCAACTTAGCGGTTAATTCGTATTCGTATCGTATCGCCAAACTATCTCGCAGCAAAAACCGATTTGCTTTGAGGGCTATGTGCGGAGGGTCAACCGCGTCTATGGCATTCTGTTAGGGAGTTCGCCACCCGAAGGGACATGTCAATTCATGTCTGCTCTAGCCCGAATACTTTTGATACCTTAATCTATCTAAATCTAAAAATAAACTTATTTGTCTATTTATAACCAAATGCTATAAAAGCATCGATGCTTATACCTAAATGAAAGGTTAGAAGCTGGATGGTATGTAGCTTCATGTTCTTATTGGAGCGCCACCTTAACATTTGCTGCGGTGATGTCCCGCTGCGTTTAGCCAGTTCACGGCTAGTAATACCTTTGTCCTTTTGTGCTGCTTTGAGGCATTTGCCTGCGTCGATTAATTCCATCGTGAAAATTCCTGTGCTATATTAATTGAGCTGGTTCCCCCGATCAGCAACCACTCCTATGGTTTGCCCCCCTCGCGGGGGGCTTTTTTAGGCTAGAACGGCACATCATCATCCAGTTCTTCGATACTCATTTCCTTTTGCGGCTGTTTAGCTTGCGCCCCATCAGTAAAGAAAACCTTAACATTACCAAGAATAGGCGTTTGCACCTGTGCTTCGCGTTCTTCTTTGGTTGTTGACTGGCTGATAAAGCCATTGTTTTCATATTGATCTTGCTGCTCAGTATCGACAAAGGTAGTTAGGTCAAGATACGTACCCTTTGCGCCCTTATACAGGCGTGACTTATCGATCTTGGTAACATCAATTCTTACAGATAGTCCTACTTTCATTTTAACTTCTCCACTTGGTTTAGTATTTCAGCCACAGCCCCTTGGACTTCGATGGCTAGTTTTGCGATGTATTCGTCATCGCGTTCAACCCGCACTAGAACATGCGGCATTTCTGGATGGTAGGCAAAAAAGTCCCACCAATCACGTTTGGTAATCCACATACAACCCTGAATCTGCTGCCAGTATTTCTTAACACCGACCTGCGGATCACGTAGATAGCTGACCATAGTCTTAGGGGCTGGGCATTTAATCTCTAGCCCACCCTGATCCAATATCAACCCATCAGGCGAACAACCAAACGCATAGCTAGTATCAAGAATAAAGCCAGTCTCTATAACATCATTGCTAGATATAAACTCATACGCCTCTCTAGCCTCTGGCTCTAGTTCAGTGCCGCGCTGCATCCACTCAGTAACGTGGAACGGCTCAGATTGCCCTGTAAGGCGTTCTGCGATCAACTCATTGAC